GGTTTGCGAGGGCACGGGCCAGCACTACCGCGCCGACGCCTTCAACGACGCCGCCGCCTACATCGAAGAGGGCAAGTGGCCCTCGTACCCTGCCGACATCAAGGAGAAGCCGTGATCACTGACCTCATCCCCCATGACCTCACTCCCGCCGAGCGGCTGCGCGGTGCCGCCGCGACGATCCGCGAACACCTTGCGAAACTCACCGCGCAGAGCGGACTCATCGGCGCGAAGGCCCCCGACTTCCAGTTTCTCGTCGCCGTCGCGACCGACAAGGGCATGGGCGTACTGCTCGCGCTCCCCGGCGACGACTTCCTCGCGGACATCGAAACCGTCAGTGCCCCTGCGGACGTGGTGACGCAGTGGACCGAGAGCAACCCCATCAGCCCCGCCTTCGTCAGCGGTTGGGGCGTGGAGTCCGACGCCCCGACGCCCGTGGACACGGGGAGCAGCGAATGAACCCCCCGCGACTCTTCAGCGTCCGAGAGGACGAGAGCAGCATCTTCTACACGCACCGCAACGGCAAGACCGCCGTGACGCTCACCGTGCTGAAGGTGGACCGCGACTTCATCGGGTGCGACGTGACGGATCACGTCGCGGACCCCGGCAGCGACCTCTGCACGGTCCTCGACATGCCGGGGACGTGCAGGGGCCACAGTCTCGCGTTCGCTCGCGGCCTCTACGCCGCGCTCCAGCAGAACGGCAAGGCCGAGCGCGTGGACGACGAGCGCGTGTTTGGCGCGCTCGCCTCCTACATGCACACGGAGATCGGAGCATGACCACGCCGAAGAAGGTGCAGAAGAAGCACCAAGCAGTACGCGCCGCGCTGCTGGAAGTCATCGACCGGCTGCGCGACGACATCGCGGAGCGCGACCACACCATCGGGAACCTGCGCGAGCAGATCACGCGGCACGGCCAAGCGGTGATCGAGATGACGGATGAACTCCACGACATCGACGTGGCACTGGGCCTCACCCCCGGCGTGGGCCGTCGGGACGGAGAGCGCGCCGCCGCCGCCCGGTCCATCGCAGCGAAGGCGTCCGTGCCGCAGCGGCTCGTACCATAGCGCGATAGTTGACAGGGCATGACCCTTCTCTTTCTGACGCTCCCCGGCGACAACGGCCATGACCTCGTGTGGCCGTGGGAGCAAGATGCCGATCTGCACCGCGCTCTCACCGCACACGCTGCTTCCGCTTCTTGTTCACGGTGCGTGCTGGTGACGGGCGCGGTGTTCGGCACCGATACCATGAAGTCCACCTTCACCCCCGCGTGCGCCACCGGGACAGAACTGGCACAAGCGATCCGAGCGCACGCCGTCACGAAACGAGCATCACGATGAACCTCTCTATCCTCACGAAGTCCGGTGCCTACTGGCAACTCGCGATCCGCACCCGCACGGGCGGGATCGAACACTGGCTGCTCACCGACAACGAAGTCGAGCGCATCCGCGAGCGGTCGCTGAAGTACCCGCACCTCGTTGCGCCCGTCCCGGCGGCGGGCTTCTTCGCCCGTCTGGCGGCGTGGCTGCGCGGGTAGCCCTCACGGGGACGTGGCTGGAATGGTAGACGCGCCCGCCTCAAAAGCGGGTTCCGACACGGAGTGCGGGTTCAAGTCCCGCCGTCCCCACCCTTGATCGTCGCCGTGATGATGGGCACCGCCGCGCACGCCGCGACGATGATCTCAATGTCGCGAACGCCCCGGCTCTCTAGGTAGTCGCGGGCCTTCGCGCCTTCGCGGGCGATGAACGCCGTTTCCGCTTCGCCGCACGGCGGCGTGATGGTCAGCACCGTCGGCGGGGCCACGTTCTCAACGCGGAGAGAGAGCGTCACCCCGGCGGGGATGATGCACCCTGCCGCGTCCACGACCCGGCCATCGTCCGCGACGAGCAGCCCGCCTGTGACGACCCACCAGCGTTCGCCGGGCAGCAGCCCGCAGTCCTCTAGACCCCACGCAGGGGTCGAGAGGGCGAAGGCAACAGGTACGATGTAGATCACGCGATGCGCTGACCACGCACGGTGAGCGGTGTCGCCAAGTCCCAGTTGCCCGCGTCCGCGATGGCCTTCAGTGCGTCCATCCGGTAGACCGTCGCGTGCAGCACCGTCATGGAGTGCGTCGCCAGCCAGTTGCGGCGGGTGCGGATGTAGGCCAGCACCCACGCCTTCTCGTCGCCGCCGTTCGCGGGCGACTTCTCCGCGAACTTTTGCCGGATCATCGTCACCCCGCCGGGGCCACTGTGGATGCACGAGTCGTAGACCACGAGCAGCCCGAGAGCCGTCTTCAGCCCGATCTGCTGCGCGAGGTTCACTGCCGGGGCGAAGTAATCGCGGTCGAACACTTCGTCTTGCGCCCGCTGCATGAGCGGGTCGGCACCCGCCGTCCGCAACGTCTGCATGAGCGCGGCGACCGGCGCAGAGTGCGGACCCTTCGGCGGCTCTTTCGTGCTGGCGTTGCTGGCGAGCAGCGGGAGCATCCCCTGCAACGCCGCCGCGTGCGCGCCCCCGAGTTCGATGTACCGCTTGACCACCGCGTCGAGGCTCCCGGCGCGGTCGGTGCATTGGTGCTTCCCGTAGGAGATCCCCGCCCCGTCGGGGAGGATGGTGCAGGTAGCGTAGGAGGCAGCGGTGGGGACGCGCCCTGTCTCAAAGATCGAGAGGACGCAGTCGATGACGTGCTTCTGCGAGGCCGTGGGGGTCATGGTCACTCCGAGGGGGTGGAAGAAGGGGGCGGGGTACGGCTGCGCGACCCGAAGTAGTAGCCGAAGACGAGGGCGACGTTCGCCTTCACGAAGTCGAGGATCGTGGCCTTCTCGCTCGCGGAGAGCAGCGACGTGTCGGGGCCGCTGATCACCAGATCCACGAGGTAGGCCCCGACGACGAGCGCGACCATGCTCACGACGAACTGCGTGAGCGCGGCGTACTCGTCCTTCGCGTTCTTGAACATCCGGTTCACCGCAAACTGGATGCCGCCGATGATGCTCATGCCGAGGACGATGGCGAGGATCGTCGTCAAGGTCGAGTCGTAGAGCGACGGGTAGGTGCGCGCCGGGGCGTGGTGCGGGACCGCGACTACAACAGGCTGAACACCAGCGTCGGCGTCCACTGCGTCAACAGGAGCATCGTCCGCAGCCGCAGGGCTTGCCACGTCGGGTGCGGGGGCGTCAGCAGCCACAGGAGCAGTGGGGGCAGCGTCGGCGGCGGGTGCAGCATCCACGGGAGCCGTAACGGGTACGGCTTGCGTGGGCACGGTTGGGGTGGGTTCCATCAGACCTTGTCCTCCAGCATCTCTTTCACGTTCTTCTCCAGCCGCTTGACCTTCCGCTCCAGTGCTTCGGCGTCAAAGTCAGCCGACAGGCTCGCGCTCTTCTTCTCTGCCGCAGCGGCCTTCGCTTCGGCGGCTTCGACGCGAGCGGTGAGCGCGGCGATCCGCTGCTCGATGGCGGCGTTCGCGGTCTGGCAAGGCGGGGGCTGGGCACCGTTCAAGCCCTGCGCCGCCTGCTCCATCTTCATCTTCTCCTTGGCGAGTTCGTACTGCTGCTCGCTGCGCTGGGAGTAGAACTTCATGGCCGCGCCGCCCCCGGCGACCGCGATGACTGCGAGGATGATGCCCGTCATGCCACCGCCACCCTGCTGGGCCAGTGCGCCGATGTCGGCGGGCGTCGGGGCCGCAGGGGCCGGGGCCGTCGTCGCGGTCAGCGTCGCCGGGTCAACGGGAGCAACGACCACAGGGGCAGCAGCCACAGGTGCGACGGGTACAGCGGCCACAGGCGCGGCGGCGATGGGTGCGGTGGGTTCCACGGGTGCCTCCTTTGGGGTGTCGAAGGCGAAGCGCAGCACTGCTCCCGGCACAACCGCGCAGGGATCTGCGCTGTCTCCGAGGCGGGTGGTGCAGTCGGCCATGTCCCGGTGGTAGTCGCCTCTTTGCGGTACGTCGCCCGCTATGCCCAACGCCGAGGGCCACACGCCCCACCGCCGAGGGCCATTCCCCGATAGTGTGCGGTCATGCCCGCGCCCTATGGCCTACCCCCCGAAGAACATGCGGATCGGCTTCCGGCGTGGACACTTCGCCTTCGGGGCGCGGTTGCAGCACGGGAGCGTGCGCGCCGTCGCGGGGATGCTGCCGCGTTGCGGCGCGGACAAGAAGACGTGTGGTTTTGGATCGGACGCTTGACGTGCGACGTGCTGGCTAGCGGGAATGATCCCGCAGGGGCTACGTCGCGGCGGGATGCGGTCGCCGCGATCCTTGAAGCGGGAGGACAAGTGCCAGCCTACGGCTACCCCGGCGTGACCGGGCAGAGGCTCCCCGATGCGGGAGCCGTCAGCAAGACTCGCGTGGACGGCAAGCCCTACCTCTGCGTGTCCTACGACGTAGAGCGCACGCAGGTTCAGCCCCTTCGGCTGGCGGCGTTCTTGGTCTGCGCTCCCGTCATCTTCTACGCCGGGCACCGGCTGAAGAAGAAGGACGAGAAGGCATTGGGGTACGCTACGCAGGCTGCGGCCCTCGCCGTCGCGGCGTGGAGCGGGTGGGTCTGGAGCAAGGCGTGGTGGGAGATGCAGACCGAGCCATGACGACGCGGCTCAACCTCTGGGACTTTGACGACACCCTCGCCGCCTCCAACGAAGTCGTGGAGCGGCTGGCTCGCCAGCACCCCGAGGTTGACGGATCGGCGTGGTGGCGGGACGTGCGGTATGCGCGCATCGCTCTCGCGGAGACTGCGCCCTTCCCGGCGATGTGGGAGTTGATGGCCCGCACGCCGGGGCGGCATGTCCTGTTCAGCGGGCGTGCGCCCGAAGCCGTGGACGAGTGGCTGGACGCTCACGCCAACGACCCCGACGTGGCTCCCGGTCTGGCGGTTCTGGAGGGGACGATCCCGGTGCCCCGGTTCCGGCGGGCCGGGGAGCGCATCCCCGACGTGAAACTGCGGCTCATCCGCGACCTTGCCGACGACGAGGACGACATCCACCTTTACGACGACCATGCCGACCTCCCGGCGATGGTCAAGACGGCGCAGATCCCGAACCTCACGCTTCATCGTGTCGCGCACGGCCACCTGTTGAACGGACGCCGTACTTGTGGCTGCGGGGCGCACACGAACGACTGACGGGCATAGGCGGCACCTTGCCGAATGGCAACGCGGGGACTAGTCTCTGGAGGCCACAAGGAGGCACCCGATGGCTGCTGCACTGAAACTGGACCCACCGCCCACTGACGCGAACGACCCGCCCGATGACCTCGCTGACTTCGACCTTGTGCCCGGCACGCTGCGAGCGTGGCGCACAAAGGAAGGCACGGCCATCGGGGTGACGGGGCGGCTCTCATCCGGCGAGTGGGTCGCCATGACACCGGACGAGGAGATCACCGCGCACGAAACCGTTCACGACGCGAGTCTTCGTCTGACGCTGGCCTACATGCGGCGTCCACGCTAGACTCGTTCTGTCGGTGGTCCGACGACGTGGTGTGCTGCTGGTAGGGTGAAGGGGGAGGGCGAAAGCCCTCCCCCTTCTGATTCGCGCCGACCTGTCCCGCTAGCACTATTCTGCCCGACGCCCCTTGACCCGTGGCAAACGGGTGCTATGATGAATGGGCCGCACCAAGGAGGCGGCTCCCATGTCCAGCACCCCCCGCGCCCGAAGGCGCACCCCCCACGATGCGGCCATCAGCATCGACTACACCGCCCACGGTGTGACCCTCGCGGCGACCATCCCCGGCTACGCCGGACACGTCATTGGCCGCGCCACGATCCCCGACGCGCTCCGTGCGCTGGCTGACGCGCTCGCGGAAGCCGATGCCCGTCGCCCCGCACCCGTGGGGATCGCATGAGCCGCAACTACATCGACCACATCCTCCTCGCCCCCGGCGCACCCGTGCCGACGGGATGCACGGAAGTCTACGCGCTCGTCGGCTACGAGAAGATCCGGTCCCGCAAGGCGACCGCTGCCGCCTACGCGCTTCGTCCCGGCGACCTCCCGCACGGCGGGTGGACGATGCAGGGCTTCGCCCGCGAAGCGGTGCAGCGCATCGCCGTGCCCGTCGGCTCGACGGAACACCGGGTCGCCGCGTCCACGTCGCGCAACGCCGTCCGCGAAAGGTTCGCGGAGGACGCCGCGACGTTCGCCGACGTTGCCCACGACGACGGCGGCATGATCGCCCTCTACGATCTGCTGGAGCAGCACACGGCTCTGTGGGCGACGGGGATGCCCGCCGACACGAAGCGCGAGGTGGCGACGACCTTCATGTTCGCGTGCATCGACGCGCTCGCGGCCCGCATGAAGCACATCGCGAAAGACCTCATCACGCACGACATCACGCTCCCGTGGGGTGTCGAATGATCGCGGCTCTACTCGTCGGCTCCCGCACGACGTGGCGGCGGCAGATGGACACGACGCTCCTCGCTCACGGCATTGAGGTGGCGTGGTGGTGGCCCACGACCTCGCACTTGGGCAGCATCCCGGCTGGCTGCGGCGTCGTCGTCGTCGCGACGGACAACTGCTCCCACAAACTGTCGAAGCCCGCGATGGAGCGCGCACGCGAGGCGGGTGTCCCGCTCGTGTGCGGACCCCACCGCAAGGCCGCGATGTCCCCGGTGCTGGAGAGGCAGGGCTTCCCGGCTCTGACTCTCGTGGCCGAGGGCAAGCCGCAGCCCATCGACGTGACGCAAGCCGCGATCATGTCGCTCCCCGCGTCCGTCATTCTCGACCTTCCCCCGCTCGATCAACCCGCTGAACAGGAGTCCCTCATGCGCGTCCCCGTCGTCACCGTTCCCCCCGCCCCCCTGCGTCTGAAGCCCACCGAGGACAAGGTCTATCAGAGCGTGCTGCCGCTCGTCGCCGCGAACCCGTGGTTCACCGTGGCCGAGATCGCGGAGAAGACCGACCACAACGCGACGGCCCTCTTCCAGCCCGTCCGCGCCGCCCGGCTCGCGTTGGGCATCAAGGCGGGGCAGGGCGCGGCGGCGACGCGCATCGTGAACCGCGCCCTCTACGAGTCCGTGTGCGCCACGCTGGGCGTCGTCCCCACCGCAGAGGACGCCAGCCCGACCCGTGCGCCGGGCACGGCGCACACGCGGGCGGGTGGCTGGCGCGCTGCCGTCGGGCAGTTCCCGCTCACGGCCCCCGTGCCCGCAAAGGTGGGCAGCGAGTTCGATGTCTCGCACGTTGCCCCGGTCCCCGAGGCTCCCGCGCCCCCGTCGCCCGCTCCCGTCGCCGCGCTGCTCCCCGGCGAGGCCGCGAAGGACACGCTGGAGGCGTTGCGCCTGTTGCTGGAGGCGATGCGCGCCGAGGGCGTGGAGAGCGTCACCGTGAGCGACGACGGCAAGGTCAACCTGCGCCGCCGCATCGTCATCACGTCCTCGCTCACGATCTGACGGGACGGCGCGCTAGCGCGCCATCGGCCCGCCGTCGCGGTCATGTTCTGACCGGGCGGCGGGTTCGATTTTGGTGGCCGTCCCCGCCTCCGGCGCATAGGTACTCCAGCACGCGAGGCAACGCGAATGACCCAACCTCTTCTGCTCGACACGGGGCCGTCCCCGTTCGGCTGGCACCGCTACGAAACTTTCCTCCGGTGCCCTCAACTCTATGCGTACTCCCACAAGGGGGAGAAGCACGACGACTCCGAGAGCGGGCGTGCGCTCGCCTTGGGGAGCATGGTTCACGTCGGGCTGGCGCATCACTACGCACGGATGCGCGAAGACCAGCAGGGCCGTGACCCCGCCGCCTACTACGAGCCGCTGGACGCCGTCACCGCGCTCGCGGCGAAGAAGGACGGTCCCGCGTGGCGCGAGTTCGCGGGGCTGGCTCGCGACATCGTGCGTGGCTACGTCACCCGCTACGCCGCCGAGCGTCCCGAGATCCTTCACGTCGAGGAGGTCTTCGCACTGGAGTTCGACGGCGCACCGCTGACGATGCGCGTGGACTTGGTGTGGCGCGGGCGCGACGGGCGCGTCTACTTCGTTGACCACAAGACGACCGGGCGCATCACCACGTCGCACCCCCGGTGGTATGCGGTGTCGGGCCAGTTCCTCGCCTACCGCTGGGCCGGGCGGCTCGCCTACGGCGACCAGTTCGGCGGCGTCGTGTGCAACCTCATTCAGACCGACGTGAAGGACATCACCTTCGCCCGTCCGCAGTTGGCCCCGGTGCCGGGGCTGCTCCGAAAGTTCCCCGAGGCGATCCGCGAGGCGTGGCGTCGCTTGCAGGAGTTGGAGGCGCGGAACCTCGCGGTGAGCGAGTGGCCCGCGCATCCGAGCGAACACACTTGCTGGACCCGCTACGGCGCGTGCCCGATGTATGCGCGGTGCGAGTGGGCGACGCCCCCCGAGCAGGGCTGAAAGAAAAAGGCCCGCGCCCCGTTGACAGGTGGCAAAGCGGGTACTACATGGAAAGCATCACGGAGGCAACGTGACCACCCAAGCAAAGAACCCCGCCGACCCCGGCGGGCCAGCGTTCGTCGTGACCTACGGGCGCAGCGGCGTCGGAAAGACGACCGACCAAGGCTACAGTTTCCCTAATGCGCTCTTCCTCGCGGCCCCCGGCGCGCTGAAGCCGCTCCCCGCCCTCTGCGGCTACAACCCGAAGGTCTACGACTGCGCGACCATCGACGCGGCGACGAAGGCCATCGAGGCGGCGGCGAAGGCGAAGACCGTCGATGCCGTCGTGGTCGATGACTTCTCGTTCATGGCCGAACACACCTTCAACCTGCTGGAGAACAAGTTTTCCGGCTACAAGTTGTGGGGCAAGTTGCGCGAGTACGTCTTGGACTTCCGCGCCGCCGCTCGCTACGCGGGCATCCACGTCGTCGTGAACTGCTGGGAGCAGTTGCCCATGACGAAGCCGGACGGCACCCGCGTGCGCGGTGGCCCGAAACTCTCCGGTGACCTTCCCGAGCAGTTGCCCGCGATGGCTGACCTTGTGCTGCGGGCGACGTTCGACGCTGCCCGACGCCCGTGGGGCGCGGTCTACCGCTGCGACGGCGGCATCGAGTGGACCGGCAAGGACCGCGACGCCGGGACGCCTAGCCCCGCGCCGCTCAACCTTGGCGAGATTCTGCGCCTCAACGGCTACACCATCAGCCGCTTGCCGTCGCTGGCGTGGCAAGAAGAGGTGGTCGAGGCCGTCGCCGGGAAACTGCTCGCAGGGACGCCCGAAGGCGACGCTGCCATTCTGGAGGCGTTCTACGCCGACCTCGTGGGCAAGGGGATCGACCCCCGGCACGCCCGCTGGACGATCCGCGACGCATGGGACCGAGCCGCGCTGCGCCGTGCGAAGGCGACTCGCTGGGCGACGTTCTTCTAGACTTCCGAGGGGGCGCGGTTTCGCCCTCACGCTTCCCCCCGGTGGGCGTAAGCACCGGGACGTTCATCAAACTGCAAGGAGGCAATCATCATGGCCGAGTGGAACTTTTCCGTGAACCTCGCGGGCGTCGCGCCCGCTGGAACCGGCGCACGCAACCTGCCCACGGGCTACTACAAGGGGAAGATCGTGGACGCCGACGGCACCGTCGCTTCGACGGGTCGCCCGCAGGTCGCGTTCAAGGTCGAGATCACCGACCCCGAGTACGCTGGCGTCGTCCGCACGACGTGGCTGGGCATCCCGCAGTCCGCTGACGACGGCGTGCGCTACTACTGGCGCGCTGCGTTCGAGTCGGCGGGCTACACCCCGGCGCAGATCGAGGCGGGCACCATCAACGCCAGCCCCGCGCTGTTCGTGGGCCGTGAGGTCACCATCCACTACACGGCGGGCGACAAGGACGCGGGTCAGCGTGACTCGCTGAAGTTCCTCTCGCCGGGCGCGTGGGAGCAGGGCAAGAAGTCCGAGGGCGCGGTCGCCAACGCGGGCAGCAACGGCTCCGCACTGGGCGGCGGCGCGAAGGTGACCATGCCGAACACGCAGGCCGTCGGCGGCATGGGTGGCGGCATGGCCGCGACGGTCACCACCCCGGCGGGTGGCGGTCTGGGCGGCGGTCTGGGCGGTGCCCCGAAGGGTGGCGTCGCGGCGGCTGATCTGCTGAAGGCTCTGGGCGCGTAGTCCTCGCCTCACGGCAACACGGGGGGCGGGTGGTCGAAGACTGCCCGCCCTTTCGTGCGCCAACCCTTACCCCACGGGTGAACGACCATGACCCACGCGACCCCCGGCGACGCCGTCGCCGCACTGGAAGACCTCCGCGACGCCGTGCGGAACGTGATGACGCTCGCAGACACCGCAGCCGGACCCAACGTGATGCGCGACCTCGCGCACCGCTTCGACGCCGATCTGCACGACGCGATGGATCGCGCCGACAAGGTGCTGGACGGCATCGTCGCCGCCGCTGAAGACGCCGCGCTCAACGCAGAAGAGGAGTGACCGTGTACCGCATCGCCTATGAAGCCCACGCCAACATCGTCCGACGTGCGTTCGTCGTCGCAGCGCGCCGACTTGACGCCTACGGCGAGCCGATCCATCGCGCCCTCATCAGCGCGGTGCGGTACTACTCCCCCGACGCCGCGCACATCACCCTCGTCCTCCGACGTGAGTCGGGGGCCGAGGTTCGCTACGCCGTCCTCGTTTACGGGTCCGAGATCGACGCCGTGACCGAGGAGGAGATCGCGCACTACGAGGCCGTCCTCGCGGAACGCCGCTACGAGGACGACGTGCGCGCCTACTCTCGCGTCGTCGCGACCGGCGACGACTGCGACTACCTGCGGGTGCTGCCGTGAGCGCGCCGCACGAAACCCTTCGCGCCATGCTCGCGTTCGGCAACCCCGAGGCCGTCCTGTGGGACGGGCTGGACGCCGCCATCGTGGGCATCGGGCTGCGGGACAACGTCGCGGTCGCCGTCTACGACTACGACGCCGTGGTCAATGCCTTCCTCGCCATGAACCCCGAGTGGACGGAGGAGGACGCCGTCGAGTGGGTCGAGTTCAACGTCGTCGGCACCTACGCCGGACCCGGCACGCCCATCATGCACTACCGGGGCGATGAGGACGACGACGGCATCGACCCGTGGGGCACCGCATGACGGAATCCTTCCGAGGCGCACGCTGCGACGTGTGCCCGCTGGCGACGTGCCGACAGGGTGGCCCCGTCCCCGCCGAGGACAACGACGGTGCCCGCATCGCCGTCGTCGGGGACAGTCCCGGCGACGTGGAAGTGCGCGAGGGGCGTCCCTTCGTCGGGCCGTCGAACCAAGAGGCCATGCGCGCACTGGCCGCGCAAAGCCTACGACGCGGCGACGCCTTCTGGACGACGACAGTGGCGTGCCAGCCGCCGGGGAACGACCTCAAGCGGCTGCTGGCGCAGATCCAGAGCCGCAACGCCGAGCGTCGGCGGGAGAACGCGCAGCGTGCGAAGGACGGCTACCCCGCCCTGCCGCTGGAGCCGTCGCCCATTGACTGCTGCCGCCCCCGGCTCGCGTCCGAGTTGGCCCGTTTCGATAAGATCATCCTCATGGGGAGTACCGCGACGAAAGCGGTGACGGGCGCGGGGGCGTCCATCCTCGATCTGCGGGGCGGCATGATGGAGGGGCGGCTGCACTACGACCCCGCTGCGAACACGCTCCGCGTGGTGGGCAGCGAGGCGAGCGAGGCGAACACGGGTGGGCGGGTCAAGGTGATGCCGACCCTCTCCCCCGGCTTCGTCACCCACATGCCGAAGTGGACGGTCCCGTTCCGCTCCGACGTGGGCCGCGCCATCCGATGGTTCCGAGGCTCACTGGCATGGCGGGAGCCGAGTGTCGTCTATCAGCCGACCCCCGAGCAGTTGGCGGCGTTCCTTCTGCGCCCCGGCGCGGTGCTGGCCTACGACTACGAAACGGACGGCATCGAACCGCTGACGGCGAACGTCCGGTGCATCGGCATCGGGGACGCCGATGAGGTTCACCTTGTCGGGCTGCTCGCGAAGGACGGCGTGAGCCGCTTCTACACGCCGAGCGACGAAGCCCGCATCCACGAGGTGCTGCGGGCGTTCTTCACGCACCCCGAGGTGGTGAAGGTGGGCCACAACGCGGGTTCCTATGACCGCATGGTGGTGCGGGCGCAGTACGGCATCGACCCGATGCCTACGCTCGACACCATCCTTCTGCACCGTTTGGTCGAGTCGGAGTTGCCCCACAACCTCGCGTTCGTCGGCTCCATGTACACCGACATCCATGCGTGGAAGACGGACAGGGAGGGGCGCAAGTTGGCGTTCGACTCCGAAACCGACGAGGAGTTGCACCGCTACTGCGCCCTCGACGTGGCCGTGACGGCGCGGGTGCTGCCCCCGCTCTACGACGCGACGCGGGTGCGGGGGCAAGACCACCTTCTCGCGTGCGACCATCGCATCCAGCGGATCTGCTGCGACATGCACACCGTGGGCATGTTCGTGGATCAGCCCGCCCGCGCCGCGAAGGAGAAGTCGAAGATGCGCGAGGTGCTGGAACTGCGGGCCGCGCTCCGCGACGCTTCCGGCCTTCCCGACCTCAACCCCGGCAGCACGCACGCCCTGCGTCGCCTCCTGTTCGGGACGTGGGATCTCCAGCCGCCCATTGACGACGACCTCCGCTTCACCGGGAGCGGCGACCCAAGCACGTCGGACGACGTGATTCGGGGCTGCTTGATGATCCCGAAACTGACGGAGCAGCAGAAGACGTTCCTCAAGACGCTGCGGAACTACCGAAGCGCGCAGAAGGAGTTGGGGACGTACATCGTCAAGTTGCGCCCCATGACCGACGCCGTGGACGGCGTGGGCTGGGACGACGACGAAACGGACGAGGAGCGCGGCGAGCGCGAGAAGCGCGGCTACGTCAAGCGGGGCATCGTGTGGGCCGATGGCCGGATGCGCCCCGGCTACAACGCGCACGTCACGGTGACGGGGCGGCTCTCGTCGTCCAAGCCCATCAACGCGCAGAACTTCCCGAAGGGGCTGCGCTCGCTCGTCACAGCGCAGCCGGGGCACGTCCTTGTCGGCGCGGACGCCGACCAGTTGGAGTTGCGGATCGCCGCTGCCCGCTGGGGGTGCAAGTTGTACCTCGACGCCTTCGCAGCGGGTGCCGACCCTCACTCCATGACGGCGATGGCCGTGTTCGGGGACCGCTTCGCGGCGGCGAAGGGCTTCCCCGAGGGGCACCGCTACCCGCGCCCCGGCGACCGTCGCATCCCGTTCCTGTTCGCGCCGACGGGCAAGTGGACCGAGGACGCCTACCGGATGCGAAACCTCGCGAAGATGGTGCAGTACGCTTCGCAATACGGCGGGTCCGTCGAAACGGTTCTGCGGCTGCTCCAGTTGACCGAGGACGACAAAGGCGAGTTGGTCTACTTGGGCCTCACGCTCCGCGAGGTTCGCGCCATGCACAGTGCGTGGCTGGAGGGCGCGAAGGAGTTTCCGCTGGGCTGGGACCGAGAACTGGCGACCTTTCGGGCGCAGGGCTTCATCTCCGAGCCGGTCATGGGCCGTCGTCGCGACTGCCTCAACGGCGAGGATCTGAACGAGATCGTGAACTTCCCCATCCAAGGGGCTGCGTCGTCGCTGATGAACCGGGCCATGATCAAGATTGCGGACGCCATCCCGCTGCACAAGTGGGGCGCGGGGACGGGCCTCATCACGCAGACGCACGACGCGCTCGTCGTGGAATGTCCGCAAGACACGGCGGTGTACGACCCCGAGGCGAAGAAGTGGACGGTGCCCGAGGGGTCGATCCCGTGGCAAGTCCAGCAGATCATCGAGGACGCCATGCGGCAGAGCGACCCGTCGCTCCCCGGCGTCACGTTCACGGCCACGGCTGACGTGGGCTTCACATGGAAGGAGGTAGGATGAAGCGGGTCTTTCTCGCGACGGCGAAGGACGAGAGTGCGGACAAGGTGGCCGAGTGGAAGGCCGAGATCGAGGCGCAGGCTCCCGGCGTCGAGGTGGTAGACGGGCTGACCGATTGGCACGCGAACTTCGCCCGCTGCGGCGGGTGGAACGGCTGGGCCGAGGACGTGGCGGGGGGCCGGGACATCAACGGGCGTGCCCGCTACGACGCGATCATCTGCCCCCGTGCCTGCGTCGGCAAGGCGACGGCGCAGATCGTGGAGTGCGCGCTTCGCAACGGGAAGCCGGTGCTGCTCGCCGGGAGCGTGGGCGTGCGCCGGGTCATCGGCGTCGTGCAGGCTGACCCGACCTCGTGGAAGGCGGGCTGGGAACTGGTGACCGGGGATGCCACGGCATAGGGTCAAGGTTGACGAGAGGCAACAGAGAGGCTAACCATGCAAAAAGGGTACGACGATGGCAACAACGGACGAGACAACAGAGCCGATGCCGCCAGCGCAGCAGATCGTGACGACGCTGATGGATCGCGGGTACTCCGCGATGCAGATAGCGGACTTGCTCGACGGGCGGGTGTCGTGGCGCACGATCTACCGCTGGGCGAAGGGCGAGGCACGCCCGCAGCGTCCAAGCGACGAGGACGCGCTGCGGACGCTGGAGGCCCTGCTGACGACGCCGGACCTCGTAGCCCCGACGGCGAGCGACCTTCCGACGTAGTCCTTCATCTGGGCGACTGCCTTGCGATGCTGCCGACGCTGGAAGCGGGCAGCATCGACGCCGTCGTGTGCGACCCGCCCTACCATCTCACGTCCGTCGTGGAGCGGTTCGGCAAGGAGAACTCCGCTCCCGTGATCGTTCCCGAAGGCGGGAGCGGGGTCTACGCCCGTTCCACACGCGGGTTCATGGGTCAACAGTGGGACGGCGGCGACGTGGCCTTCCGGCCCGAAACGTGGCGCGAGGTGCTGCGGGTGCTGAAGCCGGGGGGCTACCTGCTCGCCTTCAGCGGCACCCGCACCTACCACCGCATGACGGTCGCCATCGAGGACGCCGGATTCGAGATTCGTGACTGCCTCTCATGGCAATACGGCAGCGGCTTCCCGAAGTCGCTCTCCGTGTCCCGCTCCATCGAGGGGATGAAGAGGGGCAGGGGCGCAAGGTATTCCGCATCTGACCCCAACTTGAGCGTCGAGAGCGGCACGCTCTCCGCTCCCGGCAACCAATGGCAAGACGCATCTGCCCGCACGATGGCAAACGGTGAACAGGCGTGGACGGGTGGGAAAGTCAACGTGACCGACCCCGAGGCCCTCGCATGGGGGGGATGGGGGACCGCGCTCAAGCCCGCATGGGAGCCTGTCGTCGTGGCTCGCCGCCCGTTGATCGGCACCGTCGCGGGGAACGTGCTTAAGTACGGCACCGGGGCCATGAACATCGACGGGTGCCGCGTCGAGAGCGGTGGAGAGCATATGCGTCCCTTTCAGCCGACAAACAACGCCCGTGAGGTCTATAAGAAACAGGTAGGGTTTCAGCCGACCAATCACCACGGAGGCCGCTGGCCCGCGAACGTCATCCTGTCGCACGGCCCCGACTGCGGCGAGAACGGGTGCGCGCCGGGGTGCCCGGTGGCCGCGATGGACGCGCAGAGCGGCGGCGATGGCGCGTCCCGCTACTTCAACAACCTCCCCATCGAGGCCGATGACCTCGTCCCGTTCATCTACGCCGCGAAGGCGTCGCGGGGTGAGCGCGAGGAGGGCTGCGGCGACCTTCCCGTGCGGGGGAGCGAGGACGGCAAGGTCCGCAACCATCACCCCACGGTCAAGCCCGTGGCCGTGATGCGCCACCTTGTCCGGCTGGTCACGCGCAAAGGCGGCGTCGTGCTGGACCCCTTCATGGGGAGCGGGTCTACGGGCATCGCCGCCGTGACGGAGGGGATGCGCTTCGTCGGGATCGAGATGAGCGAGGACTACCTCGCCATCGCCCGCGCCCGCATCGGGGCCGCGCAGGGTGACGGGTTCGCGAAGACCGCCCCGCCGCCGCTCACCGTGTTTCGCACCGCATACGCGCCGCCCCCGTTGACGGGTGACAACGGTGCGGCTATGATGTCTAGTCCACCAACCGCACGCAAGGAGGCACCTGTCGTGTACGTCAAGAACATCGAGAGCAACGTGAAGAAGGGCGCGAAGACGGAACTGGGCCGTCTGACGCTCATCATCGGACCCAACGGATCGGGGAAGTCCAGCGTCGTCAACGCCGTCGAACTCGCGCTCAACGGGCGGGCGTCCGATGTCGTCGGGCGCACCGAGGTGGCGAAGGGGATCGACCTCCTCGCCCTCGCCCCCGCTGATGCGGACGCCTTGTGGAGCAAGGCGACCCTCTCCGACGGGCGAGCCGTCGAGTGGCGGTGCGAGCGCAACGCGAAGACGGGCGGCGCACGCGAGGCGACGACGACGCTCCCTGCGGATCTGAAGCCGTCGTTCCCCGTGCGGCAGGTTCGCGAGGCGTTGTCGGGTGCCCCGGCGACGGTGCGGGCGTGGCTCGTCGGGCGCATCGGCGCGTCCGTGAGCGAGGCGACGGTCATGGGGCTGATCCCCGAGGATCTGCACGCCGCGTACATCGACCTCTGCCGCCCCCTGTTCGGCTACCCGGCGCAGATCCTCCTTGATGCCCGTGAGGCTGCGGGGAAGCAGAGCCGCAACGCGAGCAGCGACGCGAAGGCCGCGACCTCGCTGGCCGAGCAGATCGGGGCCACGCTGGGAGCCGAGCCGACGGACGACGAGATGGAGCGTGCGCGGCAGCGTGTCCGCGAGGCTGCGGTGGCCGCATCGGCGGCGACGGCCCCGACGGTGCGCCCCAACGTCGCCGCGCTGCGCGGCTACGCCGAGGCGAAGGTGCAAGCCTACGCCGAGATCGACGCCGAGGTGACGCGGCTCACGGTGGCCGACAACCACGTCATCGCCCAGCCGAACGCCGAGGTGGCCCGTGTGCGCGACGCCCTGACGCAGATGCTGGTGTTCCACGCGGCGAAGGACGCCGCCGAGTGTCTGGTCTGCGCGTCCCCGATCCCCCACGGGGCGCATGGGCTGATGTTCCAGCGTGCCGAAGCCCTCGCCAACGCCGCGAAGGGCGACGTGACGGTGCTGGAGAACCGCGAGCGGCGGGCTCGCCTCACCGCTGCGCTGCCCGAGGCCCAGCGGCTCGCAGAGGAAGCCGTCCACCGCTTCCGCATCGCCGTCGCGGAGGACGAACGCATCGCCGCTCTCCCCGCTCCGCACCCCGACCCGCTCTCCGCGCTCCGCGCTGCGGAGGAACAGGTGCGTGCGCTGGAGGGGAGCCGTGCCGCGTGGCAGAACGTCCGCGCCGCGAAGGCTCGCGCCCGTGACCTCACGGCCCGGCAGCGGCTCTACACCGATCTGCACGCCGCCATCGAGGACGCCATCGGGGGCGTGCTGGAGCGTGCCCGCACTGCCTTTGTGGCGAAGGTGCAGTCCTACTTGCCCACCGAGGACGCCTTCGACCTCGTCCTCTCCGCGAACGGGAAGGACGTGTGCCAGTTTGGCTTCGTCCGCGACGGCGCGCTGCACACCGCTCTCTCCGGCGCGGAGTGGGCGCGGCTCACGCTGGCCCTCGCGGCTGCGGTGACCGACGACGACGAGGCGAACCTGTCCATCCTCACCCCCGAGGACCGTGCGTTCGACGCCGAAACGCTCGCCGCCGTGATGCGTGCGCTGGGCAACGCGCCGGGACAGGTCATCCTCTGCTCCCCGGTGGCCCCGGCGGGTCGCACCCCGAAGGGCTGGACGGTGATCGACCTCTCCGCGCCGAAGGCAACGAAGGCGAAGAAGGGCGACGACGCGGGCTTCGACGCCGTGGGGGAGGCCAAGTAGTTATAGTGCGGGGGTGAAGCGTACTCGCACCATCTTCCGTGACCTCGCAAGCGGCATCGCACCCCACGCACCGGGGCTGCGGTGCCGCTTGTCGCGTGGCGACCCTCGCGACTTCCCGCACGAGCGAAACTTCGCCATGTGCGGTTTGGTCGCGCCCAACGAGGCCAACGTCATCGTCGCGCCGAAGATCGAGGACGAGCCGGACGACGTGATCCACGCGCTGCTGCGGCATGAACTTGCCCACGGCATCCTCCTGTTCCACGGGCACGAGGATCATTCCGAACGCGACGCCGACGAACTGGCCGAGGCGATCTGGGGCGACCGGCTGAACTACGACGCCCGCCACGTCCAGACCCTCGCGCCGGGAACGTGGCCGCGACCGGGGCACCTTCACCGATGACCTTCGACCGTCACCTCTCCGAGCGCGGGCTGCTTCCGAACACCCGCAAGACGTACCAGCACCTTGCCACCCAAGCGGGCGATGACCCCGTGGGCTGGCTCAAGGGGTTGGTGGCCGAACGCCGTCCGATGGGCACGCTGGCCCCTGCTCGCGCCGCCGTGCGACATCGGCTGGAGAGCGAGGGGAAGAGCGAGGAAGAGGTTCGTGCCCTGCTCCCACGCATCCGAGGCCGCAAGGGGGCGACCCGTGAAGCCCTGTCGCCCGAAGACCTCGCCGCCTACTACGAGGCAGTGGAGATCGAAGCGAACGAGCCTGTCCGCACCATCCTCCTGTTGCTGCCGCGCTGCGGGCTGCGAATCTCCGAGGCGTGCAACCTGCGCCGCGAAGAAGTGACCGAGCGCGGCGAGCGGCTGATTCTCCGCATCCGAGGCAAAGGCGACAAACCGCGCATCGTCCCGCTGGGCGAAACGGGCACCGCCATCCTCCGCGCCCACATCGACGCGCTCCCCGCCGACGCGGACTACCTGTTCGCCGGGCGCGGTGGGCCGATCACCCCCGCTGCCGTGCGCCGTGTGACGCGCATCCTCCGCGACAAGCACGGCATCGCGGACCTCTCCCCGCACGTTCTGCGCCACACCTACGCGACCTCGCTCCTCTCCGAAGGCGTGGACGTGCGCTCGCTGCAAGCCCTGCTGGGCCACGAGGCCGTCGCGACGACGATGCGCTACCTCCATCCGTCCACCGACGACCTTGCGCGTACCGTGGGCAAGTCGAAGGGACTGTGATGACCGACGAAGAAGCACTGCGGAAGGCGCGACTGCTGAAGACGCTGGTGGAGAAGGGCGCGACCGAAGGGGAGCGCGCTGCCGCGAAAAGCGTGCTGGAGAAGTTGCTGCTGAAGTATCCGAACGTCCGCGCCCCGCTGGACGCCCCCGAGCCGCCCGAAGCGGTCCCGCCCCCACCGCCCCCGTGGGCGGGCGCATGGGGTGTGCCCCCGCGCCCTGCCGCCAGTGGGTTCAAGGCCAGCGGCAAAGCCGAGCCGCCGAAGCCAACCGGCTTCATGGGCGATGTGTGGGCGTTTCTGCGCGACGCCGCGACCTCGCTCCGCGAAGGCATGACGCTCCGCGAGCGGGTCCGCGACATCACGGCCATCGAAACGTCGATCAACACCCGCACCTTCTCGATGCGCCTGTCCATCCCCGTCCGAGATCTGGAGGATCTGCTGGAGGAGTTGGGACCAGAGATGGACGAAGCCCTCGCGACCGTCGTCGCGTCGCTGGTGCGCGAGGAGTTTCTCACCGTCCTCGCGTCGATGGACACCGAGGACGTGGACGAGTAGCCCGCCACGCGCACGACGTGGTACGCCTTGACCATGCCCGACCCCAACGTCGTCACGCTCCCCACGCCCGCCCCACGCGCTCCCGCGCCCGCAGCGGCCCCGCTGGACGACGGGATCTCGCAGATGGCATGGCTCCGCGAGATGCGAGAGATGCGCCATGAGCAGCAGAAGGAACGCACCGCGCAGACGGACGCCTTCGTCGCCGCGATGGACCGTCTAGGGGGCCGCGTAGACGCGAACATCACCGAGATGCGGCTGGAACTGCGCCGCCACCTCAACGTGCTGGTGACGACGTTCGTTCTCTCGTTCGTCGTACTCGCCGCGCTCGCGGGGGCGACGGTCTACTTCAAGGGCTTCGGCATCACGGCCACGACGGCAGCGGCGTCAGCCCCGCCGCCCTAAACGGCTCTGCCGACTAATCGGGGAAAACGACGCGGGCGAGAGCGGAGCCGTCGGCTGCGCGGTACTCATTGTAGTAGGCGTCGTGTTCAACGATGATCACGTCGGGGATGGTTCCGGCGGCTGCGAGGTTGCCCGTCGGGACTGCGATGACGGCGGTGCCGGGGCAGTAGGCAAGGTAGGCGACGAGGTGGTCGTGGTAGGTCACGAAGATCTCCTAGTAGAGCATCGCTGCGGCTTCGCGGTCGGTTCCGGTCTGCGCCGAAAGGATGTAGGCGACGATAGTGCCCCCGTTCGCCCACCGCTGCCCTGTTCGCGCAGCGCGTGTGACCCCGATCTGCCGCATTTCGCCCATGTATTGGCTGCTCGTCGTGTCGATCATGTCGAACATGGGGATGAACGGAAACTCGCCGTTAGGCGTAGTCGAGGTCGAGGCGAGAGCCGCTGCCGTCCCGCTTGCTACGCGGTTGAGGCTACGCAGCGTTCCAGTGCCGGGAGCGAACTGATACCACCGCGAGCCACTAGCGGCGGTTGTCCCGCGCCACGGGCCAACGCTTCCGCTGACGTTGCTGATCCATGTAGTCCCGACGAACGAGGTCGCCCCCGTCGTCGTGATCGAGTAGCAGCGACCGTCGCTCTCCGCGTTGAGCGACGCCGTCGAAAGCGGGTTGACGAACGCACCGCCGCCCATGACGTAGCCCTGCGTGCCGCCCGCGTTGAACAGCATCGCGATCCACGCCTCTTGGCACTCCCACATATAGAGCGTGACGTAGGTGATCGCCGTCGTCGCGGGCGACACCGTCGCGTAGCCCGAGAAGTTGCCGGTCGTGAAGGGGTTGGCCGCGTTCCAGTTGGTGTACGCGCCGGGGTTCTTCACCATGCCGAGGTTCAGTCGGTTGATGGCGTTGGTGTCGGGCGTCGTTCCGTTGATCGTCGCCATTGTCGGCCCGGTGCCGGGTAGCGCGCTCGCGCCTGCGACGATGTAGGTCGTGGGGATCATCGCGTCGGGAGCGATGGGCTGGGGGGGAGAGCCGTAAGCCGACACCGTGACGCCCGCAGGGCTTTCGCGGTTCCATGTCCACGAGGTGCTGCCCGCAGTTCCCGGCACGGGGCGTGGCGTGCCGTCCGCGTAGTTCACCGTCGCCGTGCCGTTGGTGTAGATCGCGTCGAGGATCGCCACCGTCGTGTTCGCGGAGAGCGTGACCGGAGTGAACGCCCGCCATGTCAGCGTGGGGAGAGCCATGCTTCGCCTCCTAGTACGTCAACAGGAGCGCGGGGGTCTGCGTGTTCGTAGAGTAGCCAAGCGCGTAGCCCTTCACCGTCCGCACGCCCGCGTTGCCCACGGCAACCTCTGCGCCCGTGAGGTAGTTTTTGGTGACGTTCATGCCCCGAAGTTGTCCTGCGTACTGCCCGCTGGGCGTGAAGTAGGCCGAGAGCGGGATCTGCGGAATCTCGCCGTTCGGCGCGACGAAAGAGTTGGTGATGCCCGAGTAAGCCCCGATCTTGGCGGTGTTGCGGCTTGTCGCGACCGCGCCGATGTTGGCGGTAAAGAAGTGTTGAGCGTTCGAGCCTGTGCTTCCGACCAACCAGTTCCCGTTTGTGCCCCCATCGAGGAAGGTGGCAACGGTGAAGTTCGACGCACCCGAGGTGACGTAAGAGTAGAGCCGCCCATCGCTCTCTGCGTTGAGAGCCGCTGCCGAGAGCGGGTCGATGAGCGCACCGCCCCCGAAGGAAGACTGTGCCGCAGCGTCCGTCCGGTTCCACGCGACCATAAAGCCTTCCTCACACTCCATCATCATCAGCAGTTGGGGGAACGCCGCACCTGCGAAGGTTCCGAGCGCGGGAGCGCGGACGAACCCGTAAAACTGCCCGCTCGTCATGGGGTTTGCCGCCACCCATGAGTTGTAAACGCCGCTGTTCTTGTTCATGCCGAGGATAGGGGCGTTCTGCGTGATGGTGTACGCTTGGTCGGTGTTCATCACGGGGTTGCGTGAAGCGGTGTCCCCCGCCACGATGTAGGCCATGCCCAGCGAGTTGATCGGCGGGATGCCGATAGCCGCCGTCGTGCTGCCGGGAACGAGCGTCTGATCCCGCGTCCACGTCCACGCCGAGCCAGTGCCCGGCGTTCGGGGCGATCCATCGGCGTACTCCGTGGAAATGCCCATCTGGTAGACGGCGTCGATGTAGTCGAAGATCGTGTAGCCCACCTTCAGCGTGTAGGGAGGCAGCAGACGCCAGTTGAGCGGAGAGAGTGCCATCAGATCATGCTCCCGGCGAGGACGAAGTCCGCAGCCGCATCGGAGAGAGTGTCAACGTAGTACGTTTCCGTCGAGCGTTCGGAAACGTAGGCAACCGTCGCGGCGAACACGGCGAACGTCAGCACACCCCCCGTGAAGGTCAGCACGCTGCCCTCCGCAGTCGCCTGCACATTCAGAGCCGCCCCCGCTCCGTCGAAGCAGGCCACGCTGTTTTGCGTCCCCGTGTGCCCCGAAGAAGACCACCCGAGGGTCGTGAGCGCGGGGTGCGACGTGACGCCGCCCGCGTTGACCCACGTCGCCGCGCCTGCGGAGGCGTCGGTGCAAAGGTAGATTTTGCGCGGAGCCGCCGAGGTGTCGGTCCATTGGGAGCCGACGACGAACCCTTGCGTGCTGTCGTTGCCGACACTGGGCACACCCGCACGGGTAACGGAGGGGAAGGTGTTGTACGCCATTAGATGACCCACCAGTTTGTACCGTCACAGACGACGGTGATGGATGCGTAGGAACCGGCGGGGAGAGCAAGGGAGGCCGCGCCGTCGATGTTGCCGCTGGTCGCGTTGACCGTGACGACGTTGACCGACGTGTTGACGCGCTTGACGACGATCTGCCGCCCCAGTTGGCCCGCCGCTGCCGCTGGCAGCGTGACGGTCTGCGCCCCACCGGGGTTTGCGAGGACCACCATATCGGTGGCGGTCACCGCGTAGGGCGATGCCGCCGTCGTGACCGTGGACCACTGCACGCGCTGAATGCTCGTCTGCCCCAGCACGGAGAAGACCGCCGGACCCGCTGCGCCGTCGTCTACGGTGATGGTCTTCGTTGCCGAGCGGTAGAGGCGCACGTCGAGCGCGCTGCCCCCGCCTGCCCCCCACAGGTGCGACCCCGCGCCGTTGATGCTGAAGCGAAGGTTCGCCTCTGCCGTGACGCCGGTTTCCAGCACATTGTCCGTGCTTGCGAGCGTGACGACGGAGATGCCGAGATCCGTCCCGGTGTTGTAGACGCTCAACTTGCGGTTCGTGACCGGGGTGTTGCTGCCGATGCTCACGTCATCGGTCGAGGTCGTGAGGTAGACGACGGTGCCGCCGTCCGTCCAGCCCGAGGCGGCAGGGACCGTGCCGTTCGCCGCTGCGGTGATGCGCCCGAAGGCGTCCACGGTGATGTCTGCCGTCGTGTAGGAACCCGCGACAACCGTCGTTGTCGCCAGCCCCAGCACGGGGGCAGTCGCGGTGCCCGTGTTCGTCAGTTCGCCCGCGTCCACCGTGACCGAGGTGACGGGGGCGACGCCGCTGCTCGCCGCCGTGACGCGCCCGTAGCCGTCCACCGTGAGCGACGAGTAGGTGTAGGAACCCGCGACGCCCGCAACCGCTGCGAGATCGAGGGTGTAGTCGCCCCCCGCGCCGCCGTCCGTCGCCGCGAGCCGTGCCGCCGGGACGAAGCGACGCTCGTTCGTGAGCGTGCCGTCGAGCGCGAGGACGAGGTATTCGGCGTTGACGGGTGCGCCGCCGCCACCGCCCCCGCCGACGCCCGTGTACCCGCTGAACGGGGGCCGCGCCGTGGACATTACGAAGGCCCGATGGAGTTCAGAAAGGTGATGATGCAGTCGCCCGCGCCGCCGCTCGCATCCACGATGATCTGCCGCCCTGCGTCGAAGTTGCCGCCCGCCCGGTTCGTCACGGTGCCGATGGCGAGCGTGAGCGCACCGCTACCGGGGATCTCCGCGCCGCCGCCGACGGCGATGGCCCCGCCCGGCGTGCCCGTGCCCACGCGGATGGTGTTCGTCCCCCGGTTGTAGATCACCAGCGTGTGCGTGTTCTCGTAAGGCTGCGGGTTCGCCGCAACCGAGGTGCCGGGGGCGGCAACCTGCACCCGTTGAGAGTCGAGCGTGTTCGTGGAGATAGCCATGTGCGCCCTCTATCGGCGTGCATCGTACCACGCCGTGCGTCAAGCCTGCATGGATGGCCGTTGGCCCCCGTTCATCCTCGCGTCCCCTCGCGTTCCGATAAGGATACATTATCGTAAGTGGGAGAAACCTAGTGATTACGCGGGTTTACGCATGACGAACCCATGACGCGGGTGTGAACGCGAAAAACGCGCTGCGTCAGCGTGCGCGGCGCAGAAGCGGCGACGATGCCATGCGCCGCTGCGCCTGCTGCTGCCGCTTCATGGCGCGGTAGGCAGCGGAGCGGGCGCGCTGCGTCGGGGCGGGCTTCCCGGCGACCATGCCGAAGTCAATGGCGAGGCGGGCCGTCCGCAGGGTGCCGGGGAGGAACGCGCCCTTGCTGCGGATCTCAATGCGGACGGTGTTCCCCTTCCGGTCCAGTTTGCGCTGCCGGTAGCCCGCAGCCCGCAGCGCACGCTGCACGTCGGGGATGGGCCAGCGGGTCGCGTCGAAGACGACGGCGTGGACGATGCGCTGGTCGGGAAGTTTCGGAAGCGGGAGCGAGGCGTCGGGGTTGCTCGCGACGGTGGGCACGCCGTCCTTCAGCGTCTTCATCCGCTCCCACGCATCCATGACCGTCGGGGCGTCGAGGTGTTCGATGGTCGCCGTCCCGATGTTCGCGGCGACGATGCCGCGCTTCGCGTCCACGATCTCGCTGATGCGCTCGTCAATGGTGTCGTCGGCGTGCAGATACCACATGGTCGTCGGGCGCGTCTGCCCGATGCGCCGGATGCGGTCTTCGGCCTGCTCCTCTGCGGCGGGGGTGTACCACCGCTCCATGAACAGGAGGTGCCGCGCCTTCGTGAGCGTGATGCCCTCCTTCGCGGCCATGCTGCCGATGAAAACGGGCACCTTTCCGGCTTGGAAGGCGTCGATGGCGATCTGCCGCTGCTGGCGGCTCGCCGTCCCGTCGAGGCGCACGAAGGGGATGGCGAGTCGTGAGAGGGCCTGCCCGAGCAGATCCAGCACGTCGGAAAACTGGCCGAACACGACGACGGGTTCGCCCCGCTTGACCATGCTCGCCGTCCACGCCGCCGTTCCCGGCACCTTCCCGCGCCCGAGGATGCGCCGCAGGTAGGCCACCTTCGCCAACGGCTCCGCTGCCAGTGCCTTCGACGCCGCGCTCTCCGCAGCCGCCGCGTCGTCCAGCACGCGGGGAAGATAGTCGTCCAGCCACTCCCCAAACTCTTCCTTGGCCTTGTCGTACTCCACGCGGATGTCGTCGGGGATGGTGGTCTTGAGCGTGACGCGCCGCTTCGGGGGGATGTCGGGAGCCACGTCCTCCAACAGCCGCCGCAGCATCGTCGGGGGTTCCGAGCCGAACATCCCGCGCAGGGTGTTCAGTTCGTCGGCGTTGTTCACCAACGGCGTCCCCGAGAGAAGAAGGACGTGCGGAGCCGTCGCGCAGATCGACTGCAACGCTCGCCCGCGCTGCGTTTCGACGCCCGCCTTCGCGTAGTGGGCTTCGTCCGCGACGACACACTTGAAGCCCCGCGCCATGAGGTCGGGGAGCCGCGCCGCCAGCACGTCCCACGGGCAGATCGTGAGATGGACGCCGCGAGGCAGCGGCCCGCTGAACCCTTCCACGACATGCACCTTCACGCCGGGCACCCAGCGTGTCGCCTCCCGCCGCCAGTTCCACGCCACGGACGACGGGCAGACGACGAGCATCGGGCAGAGCGTCTTCGCGTTCTCGCGCATCGCCACGAGGACTTGCGGCGTCTTGCCGCAGCCGGGGGCGTCCGCAAGCAGCACCCGCCAGTTGCTCGTCGCGAGGAAGTCCACGCCCTCACGCTGGAAGGGGCGCAGTTCCGGCGGGGGAGCCTTCGGTGCGACCCGAGCGCGAGGACGGGGGCGATGAGCAGGCGCGGTACGGCGGGCAGGGATCATGCCCCCACCCTAACCACCCGTCACTTCAATGCGCGGAACACCTGTTCCAGCACCTCGCGGACGCCGGGGACGAAGCGCATGTGCGGAAGGTCGTCAAGGCTCACCCATGCGTAGCCGTCGCTCTCCCACGTCACGACAGGCTCGCCCTTCCAGCGGTCGGTGACGAAGGTTTCCAGCGTCCAGCCTTCGGGGTCATGGTAGGTCGCCAGCGGGCGCAAGCCCTGCGGAACGAGGCTGATCTCCTCCTCGCACTCACGCGCTGCGCCCTGCATCGCGGTTTCGCCGGGATCGACGCCGCCACCGGGAAGGTTCCAGTAGTTCGGGAGCCACGGGGCCGTGACGCCCCGCTTCAGAACGAGAGCCTGTGCGCGGGTTCCGTTGCGAACCTTGCGCTCTTGTACGAGTACGGCGGCTGCGACCAGCGAGCCGTTGCGACGCATCTTCATGTGGATCTCCTAGAGAGGACGCCCAACGAGGGCGACGACGCCGTCCCCGACGGAGCGTTGACGGATCGTGCCGGGGTAGAAGCCCGCAGAGCCGTAGACCTCGACGCGCCAGTTTCCACCCGCCGCCGCGACGTGCAGACCTTCCATGCCACGCTGCGCGAGCCAGTTTCGCACCGCTCCCGGCCCCCACTTGGCGCGGGGGAACAGGAAGGCGTGGACTTCGCGCATCGTGAGCCGCGTCGGAGCCGGGGCCGGGTTGCGGTGAAGCACGATGCCCTGCGCGGGGCCGACGGGCTTCGGCCCCGTGGGGTAGGCGGGCCGCGCCCGAATCCACGCGGACAACTGCTCCTTCGTGAGATGCCCGTCCCCGTGCCCGACGCTGACCACTTCGGCCTTCAGCGGCTTCTCGTCCACCGTGACGAAGACGATGGCTCCCTCGCTCTTGAACTGCGTCATCGGGCCGCTGCTCAACTTCGATCCCGGCAGAAGCACGAAGCGGGGATCGCGGGTGTTCGCCCGCAGAAGGAAGTAGGACAACCCCGCGTAGCCGAAGAGCGGGGCCGACCACTCCGATGCCGTGAACTTGGAGTACGTCGGGTCGTGGTAGTCCACGCCGAAGCCCTCGACGTTCGCCCACGGCTCCGCAGCCCACGCCGGATAGGGCAACTTGCCCTTCCACGCGCCGCCGCCCTCCGCACGCTGGTAGGTGTTCCAGTGCTGGATGCTGTCGCTGTCGCCGCTGCTCCCCGAGGCCGACAACTTGCCGGGGTAGGACGGAGGGGGCGTGAGGTTGTTCGACGCCTGCCACGGCTGGCCCACGTCCTCGCGGAACCACCCGCTGCCCGACGCCTGCTTGTTCAACCACGCCGCCATCGCGTCGTAGGGCTTGAGGGGCGTGGAGATCAACCCCGCCGCCTTCATCACCTCGATCTGCGTGAGGCCGTCGGCGTTGACGCGGACGGACTGCGACGGGTCGTTGGCCTGCGTGGACCCGAAAGAGAGTCCGCGTGTGACCTCGCGCTCACCGGGGTCGATGTAGTTTTTCCAGAGGCCCGCCGCCCGCGCCGCCACGAGGTAGCGAAGCCACTGGGCGAGGCTCCCCGAGGTTTCGGGGCGCGGCGTACCCCCCGACTGATACATGCTGCCCAACTTGGCGTCGATGGACGATCCGACCTTCGTGCCGCCGCTGGGCTGCGGCCCGCTGCCGAGCGCGGCCTTCAGCGCATCGGCCACGGCCTTGATGATGCCGCTCTCCGCGTCCGTCGCGGGGGCCAGCCCGCCATCGGGGTTGCGGCGACGGGGCACGGCATCGTGAAGGGGCAGGCCCGCTGCTTCCAGCAGTTCGGCGTCCTGTAGGTCGCGGAGCGTCGGGCGCGGGTTCCGCAGCACGGCGCGCACAGTGTCGCGGTAGCGTTCGGGGTTGGAGCGGAAGCCCCCGAGCAGGCTGGCGGGGTTCTTCTTCAGCAGGGGCGACTGCGCCGTCGTCGTAATGGGCGGGACAAGGGTGCTGCCCATGTAGGGGATGCCCGTCTGCGCGAGCATCGCCTGCAACGCCTTCGTCGTGAACAGGGCCGCGACTCGCGGGTCGATGCCGAGGGCTTCGGCCAGCATCTCGACCAGTGCGGACGCCTGCTGCGCCTTGATCTCCGCGTTGTCGATGCGCTTGCCCTCGATCCACTCCTTGTAGGTGTGGGCGTCCTCGACCTTCCCCTTGCCCAAGTAGATGATGTACGGCGTCGCCTTGTTCTTCGCGGCGTCGGTGACGAGTTGCGAGGGGGCGCGCTTGGACGACGACGTGTTGACCGTGCCCGAGCCAGAATCGACCTTCTGGTAGCCGGTGCTGTCCACGCGGGCGGCGTAGACCGAGCCGCCCGAGAAGTCGGTGCGGAGGAGCGTGCCGACGGGCAGTTCCGAGTAGACCGTGAGCGTCGGCGCGATCTGCACGGAGGGCCACCCCGGCTGCTTCGGAGCCGGGAACACGATGCCCGACTGCGCGGCGACCTTCGGGTCAGCCACGGGCTTGAAGTAGGTGTCCCAGTTCGGGTAGGCGAAGTAGCGCACCTCCCCGCCGATGGTGACGGAGCCGGGCGGCAGGGCCGACATCTGCGCCCCCGTCGTGAGTTGCGCGCCCGTGACGAGCGCGACATCGTCCACAACCTGCGGGTCGGGCAGACCGGGCGGGGGCTGGACGGCGACCTTCCCGCCGCTCTCGTGCGAGTAGACGAGGAAGTAGACCATCGCCTGCGCGATGCTGCTCGCGAGCATCCCTGCCATGTCTGGCACGGCGAACGTCGTCGTCTTCTCCGACTTGAAGAACGAGTCTTCGTAGTACGCCATCGTGACCGTGTTCACGGTCGCGCTCGCCAGCGTCACCGAGGACTTCAGATCGTTCGTCATCATGGTGATGCCGCCCGCGCCCGCTTCTGCGGTCACGCCGGACACCTTCGCGGCGGCTTCCACGATCAGCGGCCCGAGGACGCCGAGGTTGTCCGCGATGGACGTGATCTGCTTGCCCTTCGGACCCGTGGCGACCGGGGTCGTGACTTCGGCAACCGCAGCCGCGACTCCCGAGGGAGCCTTCTTCGCCTTCGGCTTCTTCCCGAGCATCGCGGGGTCGGAGTAGCCCTTGTTCATCCACGCATCGGCCACGAGGATGCCCGTCTGGCTCGCCTTGACGGCCTTCTCTCCGCTCGCCAGTGTCGTGTAGGGGACGGCGATGCCGAGATTGACCAGTTTCGAAAGGAACTTCGCACGGCCCATTTTTGTGCCGTACCCATCAAAGTCTTGGGGGTAGGCCGACGCGAAGAGGTCGTTGGGCTTCGGCACGATGCGCTTTAGGATCGCGCCTGCCATGCCGATCTTGGCGTCGTCGCCCTTGATGTAGTCGTGCAGGTTTTGCAGCGCGCCGAGGGTGCTGGCGTCGAGGCCCACAGGCTCCGCAGCCGGGGCGGCGGGTGCCGGGGGAGCGGACACCGACAGGCTCTCCAGCGGGGGCACCTTCGTGGCCGCAAGGGCCACCTCATGCTTGGCGTCCCAGTTGAAGGTGCCGGGGAGAAGCACGGCAGCGGCAGACCCCGACGCCTTGGTCGCGAAGTTCTCCTCTTTCAACGTGACGTAGTGGTACGTTCCACCCGTCAACTCCGACCAATCGTTCTTGGAGAAGTGGAACCACACCGTCTTGTCGCCGTCTACGCTGAACAGGACAACCACGGAGTTGTTCGGGATCACCGACCAATCCATCGTCTTCGGAAGCACGGTGCCCCACGGCCCCGAGGACGCGGCCCCGGCGGGTGCGGCGGGAGCAGGCGCGGGCGCGGCGGCGGGGGCGGGGGCCGCAGCAGGCGTTGACGACATCGCCTTCGTGATGGCCTTCGTAAGAAACGAACTGCTCCACAACACGGGGCCGAGGTTCTGCACCGTGCCGCCGCTCGCAAGCGCGTTGTCCACGGCACTCTGCATCGCGGCTTCTGTCAGCACGGCCCCCGAGTAGCCCCCGTTGTCCGCTACTCCCGACCAATCCCCGAGGGTGTAGTGATACCACGCTTCCGTTGCACCGCTGGGGTGCGTGATGAGCAGCAGCGTGCCCATGTTGTCGGGGCTGGGCGCGTAGTTCGCGTGCGGGAGGGTCTTTACGTCCAGTGCCGCAGCGGGCGCAGCGGGGGCTGGGGCGACGACGCCCATGCCCGCCTGCGCGAGCGCGGCTTGCAGCACATGCGCCATGCCGGAGAAGGCCCCGAAGTTCACGACGTTCCCGCCGTTCGCGAACGCCGCGTCTACGGCGATCTGCATCGCGAGGTTGGTCAAGAAGGGCGGCGACATCGAGCCGTCGGGGTTGACCTTGCGCCACTCGTTCGTGTCGTAGTGGAACCACGCCGACTTCCCCTCTACTGGTAGGGTGACGACTAGAAGCGCACCGCTGCCCGCACCGTAGTTTCCATGCGGTAGCAGCGACACGTCGGACAGGTGTTGCGGCGTGGACGACGCGGGGGCCGCAGCCCCTTCAGCGACGAGAGCGAGCAGGCCGTTCGACGTGAGCCACTGGTGCAACGCTTGCGCGACGGCGGCGTTGTAGGGGTTGCGACGGGCGGGGCGGGTGGGGCGCAGCATGGAAGCACGCATGGCTAGGCTCCGAGGGGGAAGGAAGAGAGAATCGACTTGGCCGACTTGCCCGTCACGTCGATCAAATGTTCGTAGAACGCTTCGGGCAGATCGCCCTCGCCGCCTACACGGAGTACGACAACCCCCCACTGTTCGGTGCTGGGGGCCATCTCCGAGGTCGTTATGTTGGTTCCGGTCTTCAACTCGCCGCTGAACGTCGTCAGCATCCACTCGTCGGAATCGACGCAGCGGTAGAGGGAGACATAGGGCGTCGTGTTCGGGCCAGTGTTGTGCCCGTAGGCGATCACGCTGCCCACGGGCAGAGCCTTGATCTGCTCGACGGTCGTGAGGATCGTCCCCACCGTGACGGAGCCAGCGGACGCGACGGGGGCCGCGCCGGGGGGCTGCTTCATCAGCCCAAAGTTCGCCATCTTCAGCCGCAGCGCGCCGAGGATCGCGGTGGCGATGGCGTCTGCGACCCCAGCCTTGTCGGGAGAGAAGAGGCCGATCTCGTCAAGGTTCAACTTGACCACCACCTTCTCAAACTGCCCGATAAACTTGACCGAGAACGCATGGGCCTCCGTGCCCTCGTAGAGCGTCACGACAAAGTGCGTGATGACGGACGGGGGCTTCGACGTGGCGAAGCCCTTCGACGCGACGGTCTGCCGCACCTGTTCGGCCAGTGCCTCCACCGCGTTTGGGCTGACAAACTTGAACGTAGGCGTGGCCGCAGCGGCGGGAATGGTTGGGGGACTGTACTGCGCGTGCAAGACCTTCGGTTCCGTGTTCCCGAGATCGCCGCCGACTGCCAGCACCGTGTAGCCGCCCGGCGGGAGGAGGAGGACATCGCCGCTCCAGCCCATCGAGTCGATCTTGTTGACCTTCCCGTCGCCAAAGCCCGCGAGGTAGAGCGTGTCGTCGTCCTTCTTCAGCAGCGACCACTTGCCCTGCTTGATCAGCGGCTTCAGCATCGTCGCCGCCGCCTTCATGCCGACGTAAAGAGCCGTCGGGCCAGCCGAGGGCATCGACACGGCGGGCGCAGCGGTGGACGTTTCAGCCGAGAGCATCCCGGCGAGCCAGCCCGCACGCGCCTTCAGCATCTCGCTCAAGTCGCCGCGCTTCGCGTAGCCGAGGACCGCCCCAAACTGCGGGTGGCCCACCAGTTTGCCGATGCGCTGGATCATCGCGGCCCCGTTCGTCGGGGTCGCACCGTCGAAGACCTTGAAGATCGTCGGGTGCTGCGACGAGAGGAAGCCACCCCACGTCTTCGCGGCGTCGCTATCCCACTCCGAGGAGGACTTCTTCGCGCTGCCCGTCGAGCGGTAGTCGAGCGCGGCCCCTTGATCGACGCGGAGGAAGTGCGACGCGGCGGCGACGGGCGACCCGAGGTTCACCAGCAGGTTGTCGTACTTGGTGGCCGGACCCTTCCCGACCACGTCGTAGTTGGACATCCACACGTCGGCGGGGAACTGCGACCGCAGCACGGCCTTCTCGTCGCTGGTGAACGAGCCGTTGACGCGCTGCTCGTAGCCGCTCTCCCACGGGGAGAGCAGTGCGCGCTGAAAGCCCTTGCCCTTCGCCCCAAACCAGAGCGCGCCCGCAACGCGGGCATCGGGAGCGTTGATCCCGAGCAGCCGGTAGAGGTGCGACGCGAGGGCTTCCGTGTCCGCGTGTTCGGCGTTCTTGAAGAACTTGACGTAGAACGCCGCGCCCGTCAGCGGATCGACCATCTTCCCGCCGTAGAACGATCCCAGTTTCGGGCCGAGCGGTGCGTGTTCAAGCCGCTTCACGAGAGCCGCGACGCCGCCCACGGCGTCCCATGTGAAGTCCGGCCCCATCCCGGCCTCAAAGCCGTCCAGCACGGGCCACGAGAGCGGGTCACCGGACGGCGCAGCCGCAGCCGCAGGCGGGGCCGCGACGGGGGCGGGGGCCGGGGCGGCAGCGGGCGCGGGCTTCTTGCCCGAGAGGATCTGCTGCGCCATCGAGTAGTAGGCCGAGAGCATGATCGCGTCGTCGGCTTCCGGCCCCGTGCCGTTGCCCTCGTAGACCAGCAGAACCTCGCCGCCGAGCGTGTCGTACACGTCATCGGAGAACAGCCCCGGCATGAAGCCGCCGTCGTCCGTCAACTCGCGCCACAGGCCCGAGGCGTCGCGGACGTAGAGCAGCGCGCCGGGGGACGCAGCCCCCGTGACGATGGAGCCTTCGGGGAGCGCGTCGATCTCCGTCATGCTGGACACGTCGGCAAGGCCCGCGCCCGCCGATGCAGTGGGCACCGGAAGCGTCGGCGTCGAAGCCGCTGCGGGGGCCGCGCCCGCCAAGTAGGGCTTGAAGGCGTTCGCGATGTCAGCGGCACGCGACACGATGAACGATGTGAGCGACCCCGAGGGGATGTCGTAGGACAACTGCTGCTTCGGGGTGCCGTCGTTCGCGAAGATGGTCGCGACGAGCGAGTCGTACTTTATCGCCAGTTCGACGTAGGTTCCGACGCTGCTCATCACCGTCCACACGAACGGCCCGACGCCGCCCGACGACGTGCCGGGGAGCAGAGCCGCGACCTTCTTCGCGACGCTTTCGGCAACGGCCAGCGGGGCGACAGTGGGGGCCGGGGCAGGGGCCGGGGTGGAGACAGGGGCAGCGGCGGGGGCAGGGGCGGTGGTGCCCGCCTTGGCAAGCACGGCTTCCAGCACCGACTGCGCCCGGTTGTAGAGGTAGTCCCCGATGGTCATGCCAAAGGGGATGCCCGCCTTCAGCGAGTAGCCCGTCCAGTTTGCCAGAGCGTCGATGTAGGGCTGCTGCATGTAGACCGCGATGGCCGTCGCCATCGGGACCATGAGCGCGGGGTCGTCCTTCGCCAGCGCAAAGACCACGGGGGTCTTGTCGTTGATGGGCTGGAAGAGCATCGAATCCAGTTCGGCGTCGGCGTTCACCGTCGGGAGCGGCGACTTCAACTGCCCGCCTGCGCGGAACATGAGCGACGCGCCGGGGTCGATGCGGACGGAGTGCCCGTCGGGCAACTTCAGCAGGTTGTCCCACGACAGGCCCACCACGTCGTAGTCCGCGAGCCACACGTCCGAGGGGAACGATGCGGCCAGCCACTTCTTCTCCATGAGGGGGACGTTCGCCGCGAACGTCGCCCCCGACGTGGCGAGGGGCTTCAGCCCCGCGATCCACGGGGAGAGGATCGTCGCCTTCCCGTCCACGACGGCGGGGCGCATATCGGGCACGAAGACGCCGAGGGCACGGTAGAGGTGGGCGGCGAGGACTTCGCTCGCGACCATCTGCGCGTTCGGGGGAAACTTCGCAAGGTACGTCAGTCCCGTCTGCGAATCGGTGTAGACGCCGCCCGCCAACCCGCCGCCGGGCTTGCCCCCGGTCAACTTCAACCGCTTCGCGATGGCGTCCACGCCGCCACCTTCGGCCCACACGGGGTTCGGCGGCAGCGCACGGAAGCGATCCGACGAAAACTGGACGGGGATGCCCACCGCCGGAAGCGGCGACATCGGGGGAGGCGACGGATCGCCCGACGCTGCGGCGGGTGCGGCGACGGGGGCCACGGCATCGGTGTTGAGAGCCGACGACAACTGGACGGTCGCGCCCGCTGCCTTCAGCGCGCTCGCGAGGTTCGCCGCGATGACCAGCACCGACTTCCCGCCGAGGAAACTGCCGACGCTCTTCGCCACGTCGGAGTGCGGGTAGAACCACACGTTCGGAGGGTAGGTGAGGTAGCCGGACGGCCCCGACCACTTGAAGCCCTGCGCCTTGATGGCGTCCTTGTAGGGCTTCGTCCCGCCCGACACGAGGATGCCCGTGCCCGGCTCAAACACGACGTAGACGGGCTGCGCCGCCGCCGAGGCAGGGATGGGCGTGCCGCTCGACGGTGCAGCGGGCGCGACGGCCCCGCTGGGCATCGGCAGCGTGCGAAACTCGTCCGACCCGTAGGCCATGAGGAGCGGCTGGGCGGCGGGGTCGATGCCGATCATGGGCAGGTACTTGTGCGCCAGTTCCCACGCCTGCGTCGGCTTCGTCTTCGACCCGTAGAAGGTCGTCGCCGTGAGGTCTTCGGCAGCGTGCATCCCCTGCGTCGGCGCGGCAGTCGTCGCGATCAGCACGCGGCCCCCGCCGATCTTCATCGTCTTCGCAAGATTCTTGATCTTCATGTTGGCGTAGGGGCCAGCCATCGACTTCGACGTGACTTGCTCGATGCCAACCTCGTTGCCGTTCACGATGCGGAAAAGGATGGTGCCGACGGCGATGTCCGCGAAGGGGACGATGTCACCGAGGGTCTGCTTCCCGCCGGGGAGGCCGGGGTTGACCTCGTAGGCGTCGGGCGGGTTGTGCCGCGTGAGGACGGCGGGCTGACGCACGGGGGGCTGCGGGGGCGAGTGCGCGCCGACGCGACGGGGGGCCTGCGCGAGCGGCGCACGCGCCGGGGCGGGATTCGCCAGTGCCTTGGCCTTGCGGCCAGCGGCGAACGCCGAGCGGCCACGCGCCGCCGGGATGAACACGTCGAACGCCGTGGGGTCCGCGTCAGCGGGTACGGCGTGAACCTCGTAGACCGTGCCCTCAAGCGACGGCCCCGTGACGAGGGCGATGCCCGCGTCGTCCCACAGGTAGACGCGGGTGACGCCGCTGGCGTCGCGGTGCTGGACGACGCTGGGCGGGCGGCGATGCCCATGCTCCGCGAGGACACGGATGACCGCGTTCTTCTCCGCAAGTTCGGACGAAACGGCGGCGACGGCAGAGCGAAGGGCAGCGAGCATCGGCTACCTCCAAACGGACACGGGGTTGTCTCTCCCCACGCTAACGAAAGCGCGAGGGGGGACAACCCCGTGGAAGCCCGTCGAGGGCTACCGCTGATGGTTCAGCGGCGGCTACGACGACGGCGGCGGTTCATCTTCATCGCCACGGTGTTGCGGCGGGCCTTGCGGCTCCGACGGCTCTTCCGACGACGGGGGTTCTTCTTCGCGGCCTTGCCGCCGATCCCGAGGCCACCGAGCAGACGCTTGCCCGGCTTGGTGAAGGCGAGGAGGGCCGCGCCGCCGAGGGCCAGTGCCCACGCGGGGACGCCGAAGACTTCCTTCTTCAGCATGTCCATGACGCCGTCGAGTTCGCCCATGTCGTCGCCCTCGTAGTCACCGAGGTCGTAGTTCGCTCCGTAGTACCCGTACATTGATGCTCCTGTCGTGAGAGGTTGATGGGGGAACCTACGCCCCGTGAGTGTCGATCCACTTCTTCGCGCTGACGAAGCCATCCGGCCCGCTGAACGACGGTCCATGCGGCTGCACCGTGTAGGTGCCGTTCGCGATGCGGATGCTGGTGCCCCCATACGCAACGTTCCCGGCGCGGCTGGGGTTGACGCGGACACTGGGCTTCCACGTCGTCGGCTGGATGTGGATGCGAAGTTGCTCGTAGGCGCGACGCTTGATCGCGTCGGCACCCTTGGCGCGGCTCCCGTCCTTCCCCCCGTCGGCTACGGGAACGTCCGTCACGAACGTCCCGTCCTTCGACACGACGCGAGCGAAGCGGCGTCCGGTGCGGACGTTGTAGTAGCCCGCGATCTTGACGGTCTTCTTGAAGTGCGGAAAGTCCAGTGAGGCGATGTCGATGGGCGTCGGGTTCTTCCGCAGTTCGGCAGCGGTCGCGATGGCGAAGCCACGCGACACGGCTTCGCGCTTCGCGACGCCCTCGCCCCGCAGACGCTTGGCGATGGCCTTCGCCACGGTGTCCCGGTGCTTCGTCCTGCGCCCGATGGACGGGTTGCGGCGGGGCTTGCGGTTCGACGCCGGGGCCAGAAGGGCTTCCAGACCCGACGATGCACCCTGCATCTTCGCGGCGTTCGCGACGGCTTCGGCTTCGGAGGCGTACACCACCTCACCGACCGTCTGGCCGTTGCGCCGCAGAATGACGCGGGTGCGCGCCATTAGTTCACCGTGAAGGTGACGCGGCAGCGACCCGCCAGCGTGTTGTTCGTCGTGCGGACGACGAGCGTCGCCCCCGCCGCGAAGGTGTTCGTCGGGTCGATGACCCCGGCGCGGGTCACGCCGTTGACGGTCGCCGAGGGGGCCATCGGGTCAGTGACCGCCGCCGGGGCAGTCGTGCGGATGCTCACGCCCGTGCCGCCCGCGCCGCCCGAGAGGATGTAGGCGTCGATGACGCTGACCGAGCGCGTGTTCGTGAGGACGAAGGGGTTGTCCACGTTGCCGCCCGTCGCGTTCGCCGCGAAGGCGTAGGTGGCCGTGACCACCGCGCCCATGCCCGTCGCCGCGACGGCCTGCGACGCGCCGTTCTTCGCGATGTCGAGCGCGTCCTTGTTGGCGGCAGCGAACGTCGCCGCCGCGCCAGTGAGTTCGATGCCAAAGCCACCCGTGAGCGTGAACGCCGCTTGCGCGGTGTTCACGATGACCTGTGCTG